CACCAATTTATGACGGTATGGAGAAAGTCCGTCAGGAAGCGTTGAAGGCTGGTTACAAAGCTGGTCGCGCTGAAATGCAGAAAGATGTGGTGGCGTTCCTAAAGTCGCTACCAAAACCCACCAAAGCCCTAAAAGTGGCAATCCTTGAAGTTGAGGCAATGCCATGATCAACGCACTAATCGTTTTGGGTTGTGTCGTTGCCGGCACCGTCATTTTGTTGGGTGCATTGTTCATGTTGGCTTTCATCATTATCAGTCGGAGTGAATCTAATGAATGATGCGAACATTCCAGGTGCAGCGGTTCGTAACCACCACCGTCAAGAAGGTGCTGATGCTGTCCGCATTCGAATCATTGAAGCATTGAATGAAGATGCTGTTTTATCGTTTACTGTTTCGGCTAAATTGTTGGAACACATTGTGAAGATTGTTGAGGAAACAAAGTGAAGTTTATTGTCGGGTCGGTCGCATTTTTGGCGTTATTTACTGGTGCAGGTTTGTTGGGTAACGCGTTGGCTGGTTGGGTGAGTTACGTGGATCCGTTGTGGTTCCTGGCTGGTTTGTTTGTGTTGTTGGTTGTTGGGGTTCGTGTTGCAGCTCGTAGGTGGTTGTAATGGCTACAACAATGCTGGTTGAAGATTTGACTAATGACGCTTATTGGCGTGGTTATAATGCTGGTACTGAGAATGAGCAGGAACGCATTATCAAACTGCTAGAGAGCAAGCGTGACACAGGTTCTCACGATGCAGAAAATGATTTTATCAATGGTCTACTTGACGAACTATCCGCTCTTATCGAAAGAGAGAACAAGTGAGTGTACATAAGGGCAAGTGCTGCGGAGAATGTCTGTGGGATAGTGTTCCAGACAAGTGTTGCTGCAAGGCAATCAAAGGAGAGAACAAGTGAACTGCATTGAACCTGGTTGCAATTCCGAAGCGGCACGGAAACAAATGTGTTGGCCACACTATGACGTTGCCCGTGGGCGTAGTAAAGGCAAACAAGAAAAACAGTTATGTCAATGCGGTAAACCACACTATGCACGGAAAATGTGCAAAAGCTGTTACATGGTTTGGTTCCGGTCGGAAGAAAAAAACAAACCGGTAACGAAACCCGTTTACAAGAATGAACTAAATGATTTCTGGTCTTTTGTGACTGGAGAGTTGGAAATAACTGGTGCATCAACTAGAAAGGAAACTATCTGATGCCTAAAGAAAGTTATCCACGCTTCAGAGAACAGCCAGCATGCGGCACAAGGGCTGGTTACGACTTCCATGTGCGTCAGTTAGAAGAAAACCCCTGTGCCGATTGCAGGGAAGCTAATGCACGTTATTTCCGTAATGCAAGGATTGAGGGTAAACGCAAAAACAAACCTAATCGTTTTCAACGTGATCCAAAAAAAGTGCCGTGGACATTGGTTTTAGATGTCTATGGAAACATTTGTTATTTATGTAAAGGCGAAATTGATTTGTTGGCACCACGTGGAGTTGGGCAACCAGGTTGGGAAATGTCTTTTCATCCTGATCATGTTGTGCCATTGTCAAAAGGTGGGGCTGATGTATTAGACAATATCAGACCAACACACGGTATTTGTAATCAAAAAAAAGCAAACAAAGTAGGGGAAATAAAATGAACCGTCTTGCACCAGCAGACCACTCTGAACGCCAAATGTATGAGCTTGGGAAGATGGATGAACGAAACGAAGTCATCAAAACCTGCCAGGCAAAGATTTGTTTCGACTTTTTAGAAGGCAAATGTGACCACGGAAACTGTTGGGAACTGTACCGACTAATTGAAGAACTGAAACGCAAATAGTCATGTCTAAACGCACGGCACGGCACCGCGCTGAACGTCAACCTATTCCCTGGCGCTGGCATTACCGCTGGTTCCTCAACCAGTACCGGCACTTCTGGAAACCTAAAGTTAAAGTGAAACTTGAAACCATACTTGATAGGGTGAAACTATGGGGCTTTTAGATGATCTAACACCACCGGTGAAACGTTACTCATGCAAGGTACGCACTATCAGTGAGCAACTGACAGGCAAAGACCGTGAAACGTTTTTAGCTGCTATCAATGACCGTGCAACCTGGTCAGCTATCGGGTTGAGTAATGCGTTGAAACAACGGGGCATTCAAGTCATTGACACGAGCATTACACGCCACCGTGACGGGTTGTGTTCGTGTTAGAAGATTTGACACCAGCTGCAAAGGTCACAGCCCCGAAGGATTGGCGACCAGCAGTTGAGTTTCAAGACGGTGTGGGGGAAGCAACAACACCAGGTTATTCAAGCGATGAACAACCAGACTTCCAAAAGTTTTTAATCGAAGCAGGGTTTGACCCCGACAAATACACCATCGTTGGGGAACCCAGAACATCACGCTGGCAAGTCGCCAGACCATTCCCATTAGAACCACAATGGCTAACCGCATACCGGTTCAAGTTCATACTGAAGAACGCACAAGAAGTTGATTTACCTCTCGCCTGGTCGTTGGCAAAGAAAACAAAAAGAACCCCACCTGTAACCGATTCAGGGAAAGCCCTCATTGTTGGTGTAGCTGATTTACAGGTTGGTAAGACTAATTACCGCGGTGGTACACAGCAACTGTTCGAAAGAATGTTCGAAGCATACGATGCGTTGGAAAAGAAACTCAAAACAGGCAAATATGAACGCGTTGTTCTAGTTGACGTGGGTGACATTGTTGAGGGCTTCAACAACAAAGCCGACATGCAGCAGCTCGCAACGAATGATCTAAGCATCATGAGGCAGGTTGACACCGCGATAAGCCTTATTTGGGAACTGGTTACCCGAACAGTGAAGTATTGCCCCGAAGTAACCTACGCCACCATAGCCAGCAACCATTGCCAGAACCGTGTAAACAAACAACAGGTGGGTAAACCAGGCGAAGATGATTGGGGTGTGATGATTGCTAAACAAATACATCGACTCGCGAAAGCGACAGACACACCACTGAAAGTGTTAATCCCTGAACCTTATGACGAATCGTTAGCTATTGACGTGTTCGGTGACGGCTACCACATTCTAGGTATCTGGCATGGCCACCAATCAGGCAGACCCGATGGGGTACCGACATGGTGGGAGAAACAAACATTCGGCAACCAACCCGTAACAGCAGCCACCATCGGTTTGACCGGACACTTCCACCATTCACGCGTTCAAGAACTAGGGCAGTCATCTAACGGTTCATCACGGTACTGGGTGCAGTGCGGTTCGATGGATAACGGAAGTAACTGGTACAGACTCAACGCAGGAAGCGACTCAGCCGTGGGCATAACGTACCTGGAACTACAACGCAACACACCATACACAGGAACCATAGGAAAACTCTGATGCCCTCATACAGTTACTACTGCAAACCCTGCAAAGATACTCAGCTAATAATCCGCCAAATAAATGAGCCGGAACCTGAGAAAATCCCCTGCGAAAAATGTGGGGAAAAACTGGACAAACTATTCTTCAGTACAGCCGTCATCCTAAAAGGAAACGGATGGGCTTCAAAGGAATGAAGTTCCCTAAGCCTTGCATCGTATGTGGTCAACTATCAATGGGCAGTAGATGCCAGACACACACCATCAACAAAGCCACGCTATACAACAAGACATACAAGAAACACGCAGCATTCATCAGAGCAACAGCAACGACCTGTCATCTCTGCGGAGACGGGGCAAGGCAAGACGATCCGTGGACAGCCGACCACATAGACGCAACGAACCCCAACAGCCCTCTAGCAGCCGCACACAGGTCATGCAACAGTCGCAGAGGCAACACACAACTCTGAAACAAAGGCCAGGGTGGGGTCAAAGATTCAAACTTTTCCGTTCAGCCGAAACCCCGAAACTTTTTTGCAGACATCCGCAGTTGCAACCTTTTGACTTTGTTAGGCTTTGAGCATGGCTAATCCACCGAAACCCATTGAAATCAAGCTGATGCAGGGTAACCCTGGTAAGCGTGGTTTGCGCCTAAATGATGGCATTGCCCCTATGGAATACGGGTATGTTGAACCGTTGCGTCCGTTGGGTGTTGTTGGTCGCCAGTTGTGGGATTCCATTTTTGGTGCTGGTGAATTGTGGATCAGCATCAAGACTGATACTCAGTTGGTGCAAATGGTTTGTGAGTTACTTGACCGGCGCGAGTTGTTGCGTGAAGCGTTCATTGCTGACCCGACCGACCGACCGGTGAACATGTCTTTGTTGGAAACTGAGAAACAGATTGTAAACGCGTTTTCGTTGCTTGGGTTCACACCGGCTGACCGTACCCGTTTGGGTTTGGTGTCGGCTAAGACTAAGTCGAAGCTTGAAGAACTATTGGCTAAGAAGGCTGCCAGGTGAGTTGGCCGCCTCGTTGGTTGACTCCGGTGAATCCTGATGCGGTTGAGCGTGGCGATGGGTTGTATGCGGCTGAGTTCGCTGAAACCTTTGGCAGTATCGGTAAGGATGGTATTGCTGGTAAGACTGGTGATGCGTTGCGGATGAGGCCGTGGCAGGTTTCGTTGCTGCAGAACTTGTATGCCCGTGATGAGCAGGATGGGTTGGTTGCTCAAACCGCATTGTTGGGGTTGCCTCGTAAGAATGGGAAGTCTGCGCTTTCGTCAGCTGCTATTGGTTTGTATTCGTTGATTGCTGAGGGCATCAATGGTGGTGAGGTCATTGCGGTTGCTGCTGAGAAGGAACAGGCTCGCATTGTTTTCGGTGAAGCGAAACGAATGATTGAGGCTACGGAACTTTCTGGCATGGTGCAGTTGTATCGGGATTCCATTTATGTTCCGGCAACACAATCAGTGTTCAAAGTTGTTTCGGCTGAAGCGTATTCGAAGGAAGGTTTGAACCCTAGCCGCGTGATTATGGATGAGTTGCATGCCCATAAGAACCGTGACTTGTTTGATGTGTTTAGCCTGGCGATGGGTAACCGTGGAAAGATTGGTCAACTTGTTGCTATCACTACGGCTGGTGTGAAGTCTGACATGACTGGTCAGGATTCGGTTGCTTATTCGTTGTATCAGTATGGGCAGAAAGTTGCTCGCGGTGAAATCATTGATCCAACCTTTTTTATGGCGTGGTGGGAAGCTGACCCTGACGGTGACCATAATGACCCTGCTCAGTGGGAGAAAGCGAACCCTGGGTTTGATGACATTATTTCTAAAGCCGACTTTGAGTCTGCTGTTCGCCGAACCCCTGAAGCTGAGTTTCGTACAAAGCGTTTGAATCAGTGGGTTTCTTCACAAATCAGTTGGTTGCCAAATGGCACGTGGGAACCGTTGCAGGATGAGGTGGACATTACCGACCATGAGATTATGTTGGGTTTTGACGGGTCGTTCAGCGGTGACGCAACCGTCATTGTTGGTTGTACTATCCCTAAAGAACTTGACGAGAAACCTCATTTGTTCATGGTGAAGGCGTGGGAGAAGGTGGATGGTGTTGATGATTCGAACTGGCGTGTACCCATTCAGGATGTTGAGAACGAAATCTTGGAGTTTTGTGCCAGCCATAAGGTGCGTGAAGTTGCTTGTGACCCGTACCGGTGGCAACGATCAATGGAAGTTTTGCAAGATAAAGGCATTCCTATTGTCGAATACCCGTCAACTTCCGCTAAACGCATGGTCACTTCTTGTGCAAAGTTCTTCGATTACGCGACTGATGGCCGTCTAACCCATGACGGAAACCCTATGTTGACTAGGCATTTATCTAACGCCATAACTAAATCTGATGCTTTGGGTGTTCGTATTGTGAAAGAGAACCGCAATAGTTCCAGGCGCATTGACGCGGCAGTCGCAGCTGTGATAGCCCTTGACCGTGCAACCGCAGGTAGACTTGATGTGCAGGTCATTCCTGAATTCTTTTCCTTTTAGGTGGTAAATTTTGGCAAACTGGTGGTCA